TAAAAGACGTTGAAAGTTCTGGAAATCCATTAGCTGTAAACAAACAATCCGGTGCAATGGGAGCATGGCAATTTACGCCTGAAACCGTTGCTAATTTGCATAAACAAGGGATTAAATTTAATCCTTTCGATGAAAAAGAATCTAGAGAAGCAGCAAGACATTTGATTGCAACAAATCTAGAAGCGACTGGTGGTGATCTTAACAAAGCATTGTCAATGTATGGTGGTCACATTACAAAAGACCCAACTTCATATTTAAATAAAATATATTCAAGAATGAAGCAGCCTACACAAACTGCTGAACAAGAATACAAGTATGAACCAGATGACATATCTTCTTTAATACTTGGTGAAGAAAAACCTTCACAAAAACTTATTGAAAATCCAATTGAAAAGCCTGTTTCAGAATTGGACACAAACGCACCTATTGAGCGTGAAAAAGAACCATTAGAAAAAAAACCTGGTAATTGGATGGATTGGGTTGCTGAAAATATTAAATCGTCTGCATTGTCACCTGAAGATCAAAAGCGTGGTGAAGCAATTATTGCTAAAAAAGCAGCACAATTTGATACTTTGTTTGGAGTTGTCCCTGCTCTTACACAATTAGCGACTTATGCAACAGGCAGAGGAATAAGTCTTGCTGCGGGGATGAATGACGCAGAAACAGCGGCAAAAATGGGTGATTTTTCTAAAGAAATAGCCGAAAAAGTTTCATCACCGTTTGCAAAATCATTAGGAATTGATCGTAATGACCCTAACTATGCAAATGAAGCAACACAAAAATTAATGCAATTTGTTGGTGAAAATATTGAAAAAGGTGCTGACTATATTTCAAACAAAACTGGTTTGCCTAAAGATGATACAGAATTTTTATTAAATACTGTTGGAGTAGCACTTGTTCATAAAGCTGGTGGCGAAACAATTAAAGTTGCCAAAGGCGCAGCAGAAACTGCTTTAGAAAACCAGTTTGCAAAACGCAAAGAACCCACGTTTGGAGAAGAAAAATATCGTGTTGGCGGTGAAGTTGCACCTGAAAAGTTAGCAGAACAACCTGTTGCTGAACAACCTGTTGCTGAACAACCTGTTGCTGAACAATTACAAAAACAATTTGAAGAACGCAAAGTTGGTCAAGTTCCTGTTGCAGAAGCAGCAAATGAGCCAATTGCTTCTAAAATTTCTGCTGTTGAAAAGCCTGTAGAACCAGAAATAAAAGTTCCTGAAGAAAATCCTCCTATGCCTAAAACAAAGCCATCCAAGGCTGAATTAGGCGATGCGGAACAAACATTGCGTGATGTTGGCATTGAAAGCGTACGCAAATCCGCTTTAGAAAGAAATCCTAAAGAAGCTAGTTCACAATTTATTACATCACAAGCGGATCAAGGGCCATACGGTTCTGGAATGACTGCTCAAATTAACCATGAAAAAACTGGTTTAAATAATCATTTTGAAAAATTAGCGGCAGATTCTGGTGGAACAGTTGTTCGCTATGGAACGCCAGAAGAAGTTGCAGACAAAATGATTGCAGGTAAATCAGTCAAATCTGGTCTTTCTGAAGGCTATAACAATTGGATTAAAGAAGGTCAAAATCTTTATAAACGTGCTGAAGAAGTGCATGGTGATAAACCTGTTTCAATTGATAAATTTGGTGATTTTTTAAATAAAGACGAACATTTTGCATACACAGAAGAAAAAGGTTTGCAAAACGCAATTCGTGGATTTATGCAACGTAAAAATTTTATGGATAAAGAGGGAAATGTCAGACCTATGACAGTTGCCGAAGCTGAAGAAGTGCGTCAATTTATCAATAATAAATATCACCATGAAACAGCAAGATTAGGCGGTCAACTTAAAGGATTGATTGACGATCAAGTATTTGAACAGGTTGGCGGCGAAACATATCAACAAGCAAGAACACATTGGGGTAAAGGTAAAGATATTTATGAAAACCCCAAAGCTATTGGTGATCTTTTAAGTGATAAAGGCGTAAATCAAAAAATTGCTGATGAAACAGTAATGAATAAAGTTTCCGCTTTACCAGAAAGCCAATTTAATCATCTTGTTGAAACATTAAAAGCAGACAATCAAACCGCTGCAATTAATCAAATTAAAACATCTTTGGTCGATCAGGTTCGCAGAGCAGGTGAAAGCGGTATTAATCAACCATTTAATAGTATCGCTGCTGCTAAAGAAGCTGCAAAACTTAGTGAAAAATTTAAAGTTGCGTTTGCTGATGATGCAAAAGGTTTAGAGTCATTTTACAAAGGTATTAAGGCTGCTGACATTTTACATATACCAACTAAATATCCAGGCGCAGCAGTTCAAACACATTTATTAAAAACAAAATTTTCAGATATTGCGCTACAAAGAGGAATAAGCGGCACGTTAGGTGCTGCTGGTACTTATTTAGGCGGCCCAACTTTAGGCGGCATGGGTGTTGCGGCAGGTGAAATTGCTGGAAGTAAAATGTCCCAAGCAAGAATTTCTAAGCGTCAACAAAAGCAGTTAAAGAAAGAATTAACAAACCTTCGTGACATTGGCAAATAATCATGGATTATCAATCGGCATTTAATACAGTTTTTGGGATATTACTTGGTTTGGTCGTTTGGCTAGTGAAAGTTATTTGGGATTCTAGCGAAGAATCAAAAGATAAAATTAAAGATTTTTACGAAAAAATGCACTCGGATTTTGTAAAGCGTGATGATTTCAAAGAATCTATGAGCGAAGTTAAAACAATGCTTAACAAGATATTAGACAAACTTGATTTGAAACAGGATAAATAATGGATCCGATTACCGCACTATTAAGTATTGGTAATACGCTTATTACTCGATTGTTTCCAGACCCCGCACAAGCGGCGGCGGCGCAATTAGAGTTAGTCAAGATGCAACAAGCAGGTGACTTGGCGGCTATTAGCGGTCAGATGGATATTAACAAAGTAGAAGCAGCAAGTACGAGCATATTTGTATCTGGCTGGCGGCCTTTTGCAGGTTGGGTATGCGGCTTAGGTTTAGGTTACGTTGCTATTATTGAACCATTAGCAAGATTTGTTGCAACGATGGTCGGATACCACGGCGCATTTCCAGTTATTGATACATCGCTAACCATGCAAATATTGATGGGTATGCTCGGTATGGGCGGTTTGCGGTCGCTAGATAAAGCAAAGGGTGTTGCCTCTAAATGAATTGGAACAGGTGTTTTGTTTTATTGTTGCAATCAGAAGGGGGTTACAGCGATGACCCGGAAGACCCAGGCGGTCGCACAAACTTGGGTGTCACGCAAGCCGTTTGGGAATCGTGGGTAGGTCGTGCATCAAACGAAAAAGAGATGCGTAACCTAGTTCCTACAGACGTAGAACCATTGTATAAGCGGAAATATTGGGATGCGTGTCGCTGTGATGATTTGCCGACAGGTTTGGATTATGTTGTATTTGATTTTGCTGTCAATGCTGGGGTTGGTCGCAGCATTAAGACTTTGCAAAGTTCTGTTGATGCGACGGTGGATGGGCAGCTAGGAAAAATGACATTGGATGCTGTGTCCAAGTTTCCAACAGATGTAACCATCTTTCGGTTTTCTGACGAAAAAGTTAAATTTTATAAATCATTACCAACATTTTCGACATTTGATAAAGGTTGGTTAGATCGTGTTGAACGTGTCAAAAATGACGCATTAAAAATGGTGGACTAAATGGCTACGAATTTTACATACAAAGATGAACGTAAAGGCACTCAAAAAAGCAATTACGAAGTTGTGAAAGACCAAGTAAAAGAATTGGCAAAAGAATTAAAAAAGCATGAGCAAACACCAATAAATAAGGCGCATCCTTCTGCGCCTAAAAAGTAATTATTTTTTTTGGCTTGGCGGTACAAAACCAAACCGCTTAAATGTTTCAGCTACGTTTGTTTGATTTGCTGGCACATACTTGAATTTTGGGTCTAGTAACGATGGGTTTTGCATTTTTCACCATTTTGTAAAGTTTATAAGCACGACTTGGATGCCATTTATCTAAAATAACACAACCTGCCCTACGCAGTTCGCCGACACGGGTTGATAGTTTCATCGTACCCGCTTCACGTAATGCGTCTAGGGGCGATTTCCAGCCTTTCTTGAGGCATTTAATAATTAACTCTTGTTGTGTCATATAACATCCGATTTGTTAAAAATGTAAATGATTGTTACTACAGGTAGATTTTTTTTATTACTGTCCAACTTAACTCTGCGTGCTTGTGTGGTTTGTTCATGTTGTTTCCTTTTCTGGTTGGACTCGATATTCTGTATCTTCATTCCATTGAGGATTTTCAATTTCCTCCCAATCGTTAAATTCGTCTTTGCGCTCAATAACAAGACCTTCTGCCCAAGCGACAATCAGTTTGTAATGTTTGTGTTTCATTGAAGCCACCAAATAATGACGGGGGTGAAAATCAACAACCAGCCTACGCAAGCTAATAAGATTTGTTTCATGTTGCACCTATATGATTGATAACAATGACATATTAAGCGATCTTAATGTATTACGCAAGCTAACTTAACAAACTGTTGTAAAAAGGGTGCGCCTACTAGGGGAACAAGGAGTTTGGGACACCCCGTTCGGCGCAGAAATCATAGACCTTTGCATGTTTTGAAATATTGTAAAAGGTGATCGAAACAATCAAACGCTAATTGCAAATCATCCTCAGAATGTTCAATGATTTTTACATCACCTTGTTCTGTAAAAAATACGTTAGCGCATCTGGCTTTGGGCATATTCAAACCAATGCGGTAAGCGGCAAGTTGCATCAATTGATCGTCGTATGCTTTGATTGATTCTAAGCTACCTTCTTTGCTCTTAAAATCAACGACAATCCCATCACAATGTAGGTCAACTTTGCCACCAAATCCCATTGGGTCGCTAAATGACCTTTCTGAAATCCAGTTACGATCACCAAAATGCGAATACAAGGAACGATCAATTTCAATGCAATACGAAGGCCAGATACCAATGCGTTGTTTAGTGTAAAAATTTTCCAACACATCGTGCATCCTTGAGCCTCTTTCCATAGCGTCCTTACCCGTCGCTTTGGAATCCAGCATCACACGAGCAATCCAGTCTACTTCTGACTCGCCATCTTCCCGTGGTAAGGTCAATGCCGCCAGTAAGACGTTTTGCATCTTCCACGATTCAAGTCCAGGCTTGTGCAACAAACCTAAAATCGTAGTCACAGATGGCACAAGACCTAATTTTCGTGCATCACGAATGGTTGTGTTGCGCTCTTTACCGTTTGACCCGACAACCGTATATGCTGGTTGCCCATCTTTAGAATACCAATGTTCGCTCATATATCACCTATTAAAAAGGTACGTCATCATCCATATCTGCTAAAGATGCAGCTTTGGGTTTCATCCCGCTATAAACGGGTTTGCTATGGTCAACTGGTTCTGACTTGCCACCAAGCATTTGCATCTGATCTGCCACAATTTCAGTCGTGTATTGGTCAACACCATCTTTCTGCCATTTGCGAGTGGTCATGCGACCCGCTAGAAAGACCTGTGAGCCTTTTTTAAGGTATTCCCCACATATCTCTGCCAGCTTGCCAAATGCGGTCACACGCACCCATTCTGTCGTTTCTTTTTCTTTGGACTTGTATCCAACGGCAATAGAAAAGTTACACACAGCACCGCCAGAAGGTGCAAAGCGTAGGTCAGGGTCTTTGCCCAAGCGACCAATAAATTCACAACGGTTAAGGTCATTACTCATTATTTTTTCTCCTGTAATGTTTCTTTCATGCCTTCATAAAACGCTTGAAGCGATGCACGTTGTTCTACGTCAGCGATTTTGTACCATTTTGCAAATGTAGCTTGCAGGTCTGGCAACGTCTTTTTGGTATTCATTTCGTCCACCGCTTTGTCACCGTCAAACATCAGTTTTACAGGTGCAGACTTTGTTGCGGCGTTACCGTCATCATCTTCACTTGCGATACATAATGCGGATTGGATTGAATACCGTTTTGCATAAGAAAGTGCCGAGCCGTAACCTTGGGCATCTTGTTTGGTAGCGGGTACAAACAATTTCCCAAACGACATTTCTTGACCCGATTCATGAATCAGTACGGTTTCAACACATACACCACCTTCTGCGTCGTGTGTTTTTTGTACAACAGCTAAACCGTTGCTAGCAAGGTGCGGTCTGACAGCGTCAATGACGGAAACTAGACTTGAGTACGACGATTTAAAATGAGGATTTTTACTATCTTTGGCGGCGTGATTCATACTGCTTTGCGCCTTGACTAATGCTTTGGCTAGATCTTGCATATATCACCTGTATTGGATTGCTAGCTTGATTGCTAGTGAAGTTATCTTAACAGACAATTTAGGTTGTTGCAAGCAAACTTAACATTAAGTAAAATGAAGCTATGAAACATAAAGAAATCATAAACATACTGGGTGGTACGACGAAGGTGGCCAAGATGTGTGGAATTAGTCCCGCTGCCGTTTCGCAATGGCGTGTTGCTGGTGTGCCACAAGAAAAGCTAATCTTTTTAGCGGCGCAACTTGAAAAGCATAGCAAGGGCAAATACACACGCAAGTGTTTATTTCCCGCATCTTGGCATGAGATCTGGCCTGAATTGCAGCCCTGAGAAAAGCCAGGGAACGAGAAACCAAATCGCTCAAAAAGGATGGTGACTGTTAGGAAAAGACTAACTCCCCTTTTTTTGCTATAATTAAATTGTTGGCGTGAGAACCAATGAGAGCCGTTTAGTCTGTGTCTTGCCCCGTAAATAAGGGGTTCTCACCAAGATGCAGATTAAACGGTTTTTGCTTTTCACGACTTCCGTCAGGGAGCGTTATCAAATGGGGTTAAATCGCCCGCACCCAAGAAAGATTGGCCTTGACCACACCCGCAAGCGAGCCACGCAGACTTAAATGGGTACTGCACAAGACATACGGAATTGGTGGTAAACAAGCGTATGTTCGATTGAACATTAACTCCGGTAGGATTGGTAGCTATTTGTGCATAATTCAATAAAGGTTATTACTCTGGTAAAGCTATGGATCAGGACTGAATAGCCAACGCTATCCACCCTTGTATAGGCTATTTGCTAATTATTTAATAGAATATTTACAACAAAAAGCAAAAAAGGCTTGCACAGACTGTTAAGTTGGCTTAATATCTAGTCATGGCAATTACGCCATACAACAAATACAGGTGAAATGATGAAATTTAGCAAACAAAAAATAATGCAACACATTGAACAAAAATTGATTTTGTTGGAACGTGAGTTTGGTTTTGACCCCAACAATGGTTCAGATCAATTAAAAACGGCATCACAAGAAACAATTATTGCTTACGGCGAATATGAAGCCTTAAATTCGTTGTGGGATGACATAAACAATGGGTTTGAGTTGGTGCAACCATGACATTACATCCAGACGCTGGTCGCAACGATCATATACACGGTGATGAACATTTATCCGAGTTTGAAGAATTTAACGTAACCGTGACCGTAACCAAAAAAATCGTCATCAACATTCTTGCAAAAGACTCAATTGACGCATTGGAATGTGTCAAAGACAACATGGGGTACGAGTTGTATGTATCCGAGATTGATGACGCAGAAATTATTGATACAAAATATGAGGTATCAGAATGAGCGAAAAGATTGATTACATGGAGCGTCCCGAATACAAAGGCTTTACGCTTGAGCAATGCGCCACCAGACCGAATAGCTTGGACTTGCTGTACAAACCTAGTCGTATTGAAAACACCCTTTTTTACCCTGACGGACGGATTCAACATGTCACCCCAACAGACAAAAATAATTGACACGGTGATTGCCCAAAACGGTAAGTGGATAAACGCAAGGGCAATCGCTGAGTTAACAGGTGTCAAGGATTACAACGTGCATAAAATTATGACGATGGTGCAGTATCCTGGCATCCAACGGGCAAAGGTAGCAATGGAAGGCAGTCGTACACCGTTTACCGCATGGCGATTTAGTGGTGCTGATACAAGCTGTGAAGAAGCAATTAACTTGGCAAGAAAACACCCTGGAATCTGGGGACAACTGGAGTGGTCAAAATGAAAGACGAATGGAAAACGCTGGCGCAGGACGCTGGATTTGATACTGAATTTATGTCTAAGCTGATGCTGGTGCAGCTTGAAATCTTTGCCGCATTGGTTGAGCGTGCGGTATTTGAAAGTTTGATTGAAGAGGCAAAATGAATAAGCGACTTAGGGTATTGGCTGAACAAGCGGGGTTTGTTACATCACACCGTGGGGTCGGAGGCATCGGTTGGATCTGGGTGAGCGACGGCTATCCGATTGATAACCAGTTAGAACACTTTGCCGCTTTAGTCCGTGACGATGCGTTAGAAGAGGCGGCGAAACGCATTTATGACCCCAAAGACACTATGGTGTCCATGTCCGAGGGATGCTGGAGAGAATGCTGCGCCAACGAAATCAGAAAACTTAAGGATAAGCCATGAAGATTTTGAAATGTTCAATTGTGTTTTTACTCGTGCAAATTTTGTTTGCTTTTTTTGCATGGTTAAGCGGATATAACTTTGATGAACGAGGGGTTCATATTGCAATTGTGGCCTTTATTAGCTTGGTTGTTGGATTGTGGGCAATCGGGGAATTTTTGAATATTGTTAGGGAATAACCATGAACAAACTCGATTTGATTATTGATGCGCTGAAATGCGCCGTTGATATCGGCAAGGAGATGACATGAACATTGTCATAGCAAGCGTTTGTATTATGTTTGGATTGTGGGGCATGGGATTTTTTATTGGTTTTGGGCTTGAGTGCTTGGGAAAACAACTAAGGAGATTGAAATGAACCGTGAACTATTACAAAAAGCATTGGACATAATTAAAAAATCTCGCAGCGGCTATGGCGATGATTATCATTCAGAAGATGAACGTAATGTTATTGCAGCACTTGAAGCAGAGTTAGCCAAGCCTGAGCAAGATTGGGATTTACTTGCAAAAACTCAGGAGTCGCTCCGTGAACATATGGCACGGATTAAGGAGTTGGAGGCAGAGTTAGCCAAGCAAAAAGCATTGGACAAGAAAGCCGAAAATGCCCGTGAACTAGGGCTGGATTATGAGGTTGAGCAAGAGCCTGTTGCGTGTATCGTCGGCGGCGAAGTGTACTTAGCGGATGAAATTGATTGGGAAGAACTTGGCGGAACACCGCTATACGCCGCACCACCACGCAAACCGTGGGTTGGATTGACGATTACAGAGCGTGAGCAAATACAGCAAGAGTGTTTTGGCAAAGTTTTTTACCATATTGCATTTTCTTATGCAATCGAAGCTAAACTCAAGGAGAAAAACATATGATTGAAATTTTACTAGCCTATACTTTACATTCTTTCGAAGCTAATTGGGGATGGTGGTCACTATTTGGCTGTGCGCTTTTTGTCAAATATTACCAGTTACTGTTTGTAATGATTGACGTTGCAAAACATATGGGTCTATGAAATATTACCTATGTGTGTTGGGGGTGTCATTTGTTTTGGCACTCATTCTAAAATTTATCGTATGGCGATTGTTAAAATGACATTTGCAGAATGGTGGGCGATGTATCCCCGAAAGGTATCCAGACGGGAAGCCGAAAAAGCATGGCATAAGCTGTCACCACAAGATCAAGACTCGGCAAGTGACGCATTGCCAAACCATATACAGTATTGGAAGCTAAAGGATACGTCTAGCGAGTTTATTCCTCATGCTAGTACATGGATTAATCAAGCTAGATTTGAGGATGAATTAGACATGACAGAAAAGGCGCAGAAAGCCCCTAAATTGCCTTGGTACAGCACAGAGCAGCTAACGCTAGAAAAAGGCAGGGAAGTTGCAATCAATCCCTTGCCAGGCGAGGACTTTGGTCAGTTTAGGTCTAGGATTGCTAAACGTATAGCGGAGTTAGCGTAATGCCTTATGCAAAACCAACATCGCAAATGTCTATTTTTGAAGAACAGCAAGGCTGGGAAGCTGAATGGCAAGATATGCCTGAGTTTGTACAGCAAAACTTATTGCCAGAAAAGTCTATAAAAGTAAATTTTGCTTCTATTGAAGATATGAAAAAATTTGCTGATCTTATTGGGCAAATTATTACGATAGATACGCAATATGTATGGTTTCCAAAAGCTGAAATTCAAATGCTAAAAAACAAACTTTATGTTGATGAAGAATGAATCCTGGTTATCCTATTTATATTATTTCCAAAGGCAGATGGGAAACAAGGCTAACTGCAAAATCCTTGGAAAAAATGAATGTGCCTTATTTAATAGTGGTGGAAAAGCAAGAATATGAAAATTATGCCAATGTAATTGATAAAAACAAAATATTGATTCTTCCTCAAAAATATTTAGATGAATATGATACGTGTGATGATTTGGAAGCAACAAAGAGTAAGGGGCCTGGCGCAGCACGAAATTTTTGTTGGGAACATTCCATTCAAAACAATGCTGATTGGCATTGGGTTATGGACGATAACATTAATGGATTTACCAGGCTAAATCAGAACTTAAAAGTAAAAGTTGGTTCAGGAACAATTTTTAAAGTTTGTGAAGATTTTGTAAATCGTTATGAAAATATTTCCATCGCTGGTTTAAATTATGAAATGTTTGTCAAACGCAAAGACACGCCACCGCCATTTGTTTTAAATACTAGGATTTATTCTTGTTTGCTTATAAAAAATAGCATCCCTTTTAGATGGCGTGGTAGATACAATGAAGATACAGATTTATCATTAAGAGTGCTAAAAAATGGAGATTGCACATTACAATTTAATGCTTTTTTGTGCAATAAAGTGACAACTCAGCGAATGAAAGGCGGAAACACTACAGAATTTTACGAAAAAGAAGGAACATTTAATAAATCTAAAATGCTTGTTGATTTGCATCCAGATGTATCAAGAATGTTATGGAAGTTTGATAGACATCATCATTACGTTGATTATGGTGCGTTTAAAAAAAATAGATTGATTAAGAAAGATATTATTGTGCCGCCTGGTGTTAACAATTATGGAATGAAACTGATAGAGGTAAATAATGAATGAAGATAACGCTAACGCAGCTATACAATATATTTGGGATAACGCACCTAAATACGCTAAAGCACGTCAAGAATTGGCAGAACTGGAAACATTCAAATCTAGCTTAAAAGCGTTGGAGATGAAAAAGCATCCGGATTTGCCTGTGTCGGCGCAAGAGCGTGAAGCGTATGCTAGTGCCGAATATCAAAATCATTGCAAAGCATTAGGTGAGGCAACGTACAATGTAGAGTTGCTACGTTGGCGATTAGCAACGGCGCAGATGCGCTTTGATGCGTGGAGATCTGAGCAAGCGAACAACAGAATTATGGATAAGAAATTTATATGAGTGCATGGTTGATAGTCGTGACGGGATTGATTTATAGTTATATCTCCCTTGAGCAAGGGATAAAAGGTAATTATCCACTTGCTATCACCTACTTCGGCTATGCGCTTGGCAATGTCGGACTTTATCTTCTGGCGGACAAATGAAAGATTATGCAGAAAGTTATTTTGATTTGACCAAATACACCAAACAATTTTACGAGCAAGCGTTAAAGAACGATTGGGAAGCAGCATTTAAGCAAGTGTCAAACATTGTTGAACAAGCAGAAATTTTGGCGAAAGAAACTCGGGACAAATACGTTGAACAAGTTAGAAAAGAAACATTATGATTGTTTGGCATCGTTTGGTTGCATACTGTGTAACTTTTTGGGATTGGGTGAAACGCCCACGGAAATACACCACATCCGACACGGGGGTTTACGCAAAAACGCACCAGTTATACCACTCTGCCCCGAACACCATCGAGGAAACAACGGCGTACATGGTATGGGACGCAAAGCGTTTGAGAAACATTACGGTATCAGCGAAGAGGGATTGCTAGAGCGATTACAACTCAAAGGCATCAAACCCTAATTCGGTTGCCACCTGCGTAGCATACTTTCTAAATACAGCGTCGTGCTTATCCCATCCCGATGTTTTCCATCGTTTCATGTGTATCATTTCGTGAGCCATTGTTTTAATGACGGTGTCTAAATGACCGTTTTTAATGCGGGAAATAGTGATAACGTGTCGTTCTTTTTCGTCATCGTAAATGTATGTCCCCATTACATCGGGGTCGGATGACACGACAAAATAAACATCTGCCCAATCTGGCATTGCCCAATTCTTAAATGGGCGCAATTCGCACAACATAAGGTAAATTGAGCCAAGATTTTTAGATGTGAATTTCATACGGATATAATTTTCCCACGAAATTGCACTTCGTCTTCATCCCAAACCTGTACCAATTCGGGCATGAGCAATTTGCTACGATCCCACGTTAGAACGGCAAACCCTGATCGCCAATCTTTGCTATTATCTTCGGTATAATCTGCAAACGCCATAGCTTCAGGATCGGCTAAACAGCCCGTCTGGACACCGTAACGAGTACCGTTGTAATCAGTTACAGGTTGCACCGCTAAAACGTGCGTATGCCCCGTTACGATGTTTACACCGCTGTTAATTGTATTTTGGTATCCGCCGTATCGACCGCCCTTAAAACGATGCTTAATTACGGTATCGTCATTGACCCAAAATGACCAGCAAGGTTGCCAAAAAGGGAAATGATCTTTAAGCGAGAATCCTGGCACGTTTTCATATTGTCCAGCTACCGAAGCTAGCGCAGTTTCAAACCTTGCATCGTGATTGCCCATTGTCCAGATTAGTTTTGCACCCTTAGCGGCTTTCTCAATCTCGCCCAAATAAAACTTACACGCTTCAATTTCATCTTTTACTGTCGGTTTGTGATCCCATCCGATACGGGGAAATCGAGAAATAGCACCGCCATCAAAAGCATCACCATTACAAACGATGGCAACGGGTTTTAATTCTTTGATAAGTTTGATGAGCGCACGGAAAGCCGTGGTGGTTTCGTCAGGCCAAAAATGAGCGTCGCTAAAAACAATGACTACACCCTTTTCTAGTTTTATCTCGCTTCTGACGTTGGGGGCGGCGTTTTCTACCCTGCTACGCTTGTGTACAATTCGCTGATCGTTCGTTGTGCGTAGTTCTATGTTAAGCCTTGCTTCAAGGGTGCGTCTACGAGAGTAAACGGCTCGGACAGACAATTGATGGGTTTTGGCAAATAATTCTGGACTGCCTATCTTTTGCCATTCTGCTACAAATTCGTCATCTGTTAAATGCAAGGGCATAAGCATCCTTTAATTTAAGATACCTTGCAATTGTAGTGATATAAATGTTACAAAACCACTACCTTATGCAAATATTGTGATAAAAATCGCACATGACAACGATTGAATACCCATTTCCGCCCAAAGAATTAAACCCAAACAAGCAATTACATTGGGCGGTTAAGGCTCGGCATAAGAAAATCTATCGTGAGGTGTGCAAGATATTGACGTTTGGTACAAAACTGCCAAATGATAAATTGATTGATATGCACATTACCTTTTGTCCACCAGACCGCAGACATAGGGATGACGATAATATGGTGGCAGCTTTCAAATCAGGACGAGATGGGATAGCGGATGCGCTAGGTGTTAATGATAAAATGTTTCGTATTCATCCGTCGTTGTCGGATACAATTGGCAACAAAGTTGTTGTTACTTTTGTTGTTAGAGAGTAAAATTAAGCTACCTTCTATTAAAGGATAATCATGGGCTACGAAAAATTCCCCAAAGGCGTTGCTAAACCAGACCTATCTGGCGAAAAGCGCATCAAAGCGTCAAAAGTTGACAAAGAAGAATACCATCCAGGCGCATCGGGCGAGAAAATGCCTAAAGGCGTATTGGCAAGCGACAAGTCAGGCGAACGTAAAGCACCTATCGCTGGTGGCGTAGGCATGGGCAAAGCTGACGGTATTGGTTTGCGTGAAGCATCACACATGGGCAAAAATGATGGTTGCCTTGGTGAAATGAAAGGTCACATGGGCGAAAAGGTCATTTATGACCACAAGCGCATGGATCACGATCAAGACGGTATGTAATTCGCAGGTTCAAGGTGTTACAGCACCAAGAACCCGCTAACCAGTACAAAAGAGGTTTGTAATGGCTGAAGCAGATTTTACATCTTGTTTTAACTGTAAATACTTCCTAGGGAATGATTTAGGAAGTTGTAGGCGTTTTCCAACGTATCAAAATCGTCACGCTAATGAATGGTGCGGCGAATGGGCAATGAAGATCATTCCTTTAATGGATGCGCCACAAATAGAAGTAAAGCGTGGCAGACCAAGGGTGGCAAAATGAAGCTAAGACCTTTGAAAGATAGAATCGTTGTCAAACCCATATCACGCATTAAATCGTCCATTATTGACGTGGTAATGTCTGAAAAAGACAACATGGGTACTATTGTTGCTGTAGGCGATCAAGCCAAAAACCATCTGAACATAGGCGAATTTGTACGCTTTGGTACGATGGGTAATGATGAATATTTAAATTATCAAGAATACTACGAAGATGGGGAGCGATACCTTATCTGTAGTTGGAAGGATATTTGCTTTATATCAGAGGAAAATCATGCCGCTTAAAAAATCAGCAAGCCCCAAAGCATTTCAGGAAAACATCAAGACTGAAGTAAAAGCGGGGAAACCCGTTAAACAGGCCGTCGCAATAGCGTATGCAGAAAAACGTGAATCTCAAAAGAAAGGAAAAAAGAAATGATTACTTTGCAACACACAAAAGAAGAAGTAGAAACCATCCTGAAAGCCTTGCAGGAATTGCCGCATAAGCTGGTGCATGAGTTGTTAATAAAGATTCACGCTCAAGCTGTGCCACAAGTGCAAGCCGCCGAAATCCCTGCCGAAGCACCAGCCGAAGCACAACCACAGGCAAAATGATGGAAATTACACTAGACGAAGCACAATGGGATGCGATTGTAGCGATCTTAAAAGAGCAACCGTATTACATTGCGGCAGAATTGATTGAAAGCATAGAGGATCAGATGGAAGATGCTAATATGCAAGAGATGGCAGACGCATTTGGGATGATGGCAAACGAATAATGGCTAATCCTGTTGGTAGACCAAGTACATACGATTCCGCTTATTGTGAACGGGTGATTGAGCTTGGTCGAATGGGAAAGAGCATTGAACAGATTGCCTGTGAATTGAACGCAGGAACGAGGACAATCTACCAATGGCGTGATGCACATGAGGAATTTGCGCACGCCTTGGAAATGGCTAAGGAATTTGAGCAAAATTGGTGGGAAACGATTGCTCAGACGCACATGATTGAAGAGAAAGATTGTGCGAAGTTGAACGCTAGTATCTGGTCACGATCAATGGCGGCACGATTTCCCAAGAAGTACAGAGAATCAACCAAGACTGAGATTACAGGTGCAGACGGTCAACCATTGCTCACAGGCATAGAAGTATCGTTTGTAGTCCCAAAGAGAAATGACACCACAAGTTAAACAGGCAATAGCAAAGGCAGAGTTTCCAGTAAAGCTGCAATGCTTGTTTGACCCCCCTAAAAGTCGGTATAGAATTCTTCACGGTGGGCGTGGTGGTGCGAAGTCGTGGGGGGTAGCTAGAGCATTGCTTATCAAAGGCGCACAAAAGACATTAAGAATACTTTGCGCTCGTGAGTTTCAAACCAGTATCAAAGACTCGGTGCATAAATTGTTGTCTGACCAGATACAGGCATTAGGGTTGCTAGGATTCTACGAGATCACCCAAAATAGCATCCGAGGTGCAAATGGCACAGAGTTTAGCTTTGCTGGACTGAAAAACAACGTAGCTAACATTAAGTCATTTGAGGGTGTTGATATTTGCTGGGTGGAAGAAGCACAAACAACGTCAAGTGCATCCTGGTCGGTGTTAATCCCAACGATTCGTAAGCAAGACAGCGAGATATGGATTACGTTCAACCCCGAACTAGAATCAGACGAAACCTATCAACGGTTTGTATTGCATCCACCCGATAATTCCGTGGTGCAGAAAATCAACTGGTCGGATAATCCGTGGTTTCCTGAAACATTGGATTTAGAGCGTCTATCGCTTAAACAACGGGATATTGAAGCATATAACACGGTTTGGGAAGGCATTTGCCGCCAGACGGTAGACGGTGCTGTTTTTGCCAAAGAGATGCAGCTAGCAGAGTTAGACGGGCGCATTACAAGGGTGACGTATGACCCTGCCAAGCCTGTTCATGCCGTATTTGATTTAGGCTGGTCTGATGCGACAGCTATCTGGTTTGTCCAGTTTATCGGCATGGAAACACGCTTGATTAGATACATTGAAGATAGCCAGCAGACGATTGCATACTATCTGTCCAAATTACAAACCTTTGGTTATGTCTATGATACGCTATGGTTGCCGCACGATGCTGAGAACAAAACATTGGCGGCAAATGGTCGATCTATTGAGGAAATTGTACGTAATTCAGGGTTTAAGACACGGATATTGGGCAAAGTGCCTATTGTGGATAGCATTGATGCAGCCAGGACAATATTCCGTAATTGCTATTTTGATAGAGATAATTGTGCAGAAGGTTTACAATGTTTAAGACATTATCGTTATGAAGTCGATCCTGATACTAAGCAATTTAGCAAGACACCATTGCATGACCAATACTCGCATGGTGCGGATGCGTTTAGATATATCGGATTGATGGTTAACGAGCCGAAGCAAGCAAAGCCTAAAAAACTGACGTACTCGCCGCCAAGTTCATGGATGGGATAGATATGCAAGACGATTATGACTCACGGATTACCGAAGCTAAAGAATTCCTGCGATTCTGTAATGATGCTGACTCAAACAATCGTGCTGAGGCTTTAGAGGATATATTGTTTTGCTCAGGCGATCAATGGCCTGTTGAGTTGCAAAACAGTCGCAGCTTAGAATCTCGCCCATGTCTAACGATTAACAAGCTAGACGCATACTGTCGGCAGATTACCAATCAGCAACGCCAGCAACGTCCACGAATCAAAGTACATGGGATGAACAATGAAAGCGACGCTAAACTGGCACAGATTTTACAAGGTGTGTGTCGGCATATTGAGGTCAATAGCAACGCAGACGATGCTTACGATCATGCTTTTGATTTTGCTGTGCGCATGGGTTGGGGTTATTGGCGGGTAGAAACCGACTATATCAATGAGAAATCATTTGACCAAGATATTTACATACGGCGCATCAATAACCCATTTACCGTCTATTTCGATCCCAATTCTATTTTGCCCAACGGTAGTGATGCTGAAAAGTGCTTGATTACCGAAGTTATCCGCAAAGAAACATTTAGAAAGATGTATCCTGATGCAGATGATGGATCGGGGTTTAATCAGCGTGGGACGGGTGATACCGACTCAGAATGGATTATGAAGGAGGATATTCGTATTGCTGAATACTTCTGGACTGAACGTAAACCTGCTGATCTTGTGTTGTTAAGTGACGGTTCTCACGTTTTCTTGTCAGAATTGCCCAAACCAGAGATATTACAAGCGGCTGGTGTGTATGAGGTGAGCCGCAGAAAATCATTTAAGAAAGTGATTAAGTGGTGCAAAATGTCCGGCATGGAAGTGCTAGAGGAAGGCACATGGGCTGGCAAATATATCCCCGTCGTGCGTGTTACTGGTCAGCAATTGATCGTTCACAACAAAAAGAAATACTTTGGCTTGGCACGTCAGGCGAAAGACCCTCAAAAGATGTACAACTTCTGGCAGACTGCCCTTACCGAATCTGTTGCACTTGCACCGAAAGCGAAATGGTTGCTTGCAGAAGGGCAAGACGAAGGGCATGAGAACGAGTGGGCGCAGGCTAATATTAAGGCAATGCCAGTCTTGCGTTATAAGCAGACAGATATTGATGGCAGACAAGCACCACCACCACAACGTCTACAACCTGAGCCACCACCAGCAGGCGTGATGGCGGCGGCACAAGCACTCAGCGCAGATTTAATGGCTGTAATTGGTATTTATGACCCCGCACAGCTACCTACTGGCAATATCAGCGGTAAGTCATTGCAAGGTCAGCAACAAGCCGTTGACATGACCAATTACCATTATTACGACAATTTGACGCAATCCATTGCTCAAACAGGGCGGATTATTCTCGATCTTATTCCCAAGATATACGATACCGAAAGGGTCATGCGGATTATTGGTGATGATGGCAAGCCAGAGTTGGTAACGCTCAACCAACAGGGCGTGGACGAAACGGGCGTGGAGAAAATTCTAAACGATGTGACCATCGGCGAGTACGATGTGGTGATGGAAACAGGCCCAGGCTACAACAGCAAGCGTCAAGAATCGGTGGACGCAATGTTGGGTATGTTGCAAGCTGATCCCACATTGATGCAGACAGCAGGTGATTTGATATTCCGCAACATGGACTTCCCTGGTGCTGAGATCATCGCAGATCGCATGGCGGCGGCTAACCCAATGGCTCAGATTGATGATAAGTCACCTATCCCGCCACAAGTACAGATGCAGTTGAAGATGTCGCAAGCGCAAGTACAGCAGATGCAACAACAGATTCAGCAGTTGCAAATAGCGATGAAACAACGTCAAGACATCGAGCAGGTCAAGCAAGATAATGAAACCAAGCGTGAGTTGATGAAACAGACCGCTAAAGCGCACGATATTGAAATGCGTGACGCTGAACGCCGTGATGTGGCTAAGATGCAAATATCTGGCAAGGCACACGATACGGTATTGAAGACGCAAACTCAGGTACAAATTGAGGAATTGAAATCGCACGTTGCAATATTGTTGGCAAAAATGGACGAAAAAGCGTTACACGAAGCGTCGGCAGAAACAACAGAACGTGCTATTTAATATAAATAGTATTAAACTATCAACATAGCTTACTAGTTAGCTTTTAACTAGGACAATTCTTGAGGCAACTCATGTCTGATGATAGAAATGCAGGAACAGTTATAACGAGTGAGAACGCAGCGGAATTTTACGCAAACAAGTTAGGTCTGGTTGTAGAAGATGCTCCTGTAGTGGCTGAGGAATCAGAGCGTACAGTAGAGGCAGAATCACAAAGCGACGCTAATGCGGAAAGTGAAGCGGAAGTAACAGATAAGCCGAAACAAAATCCTAAGATTGAAAAACGGTTTTCTGAATTAACCAAGCAACGTGAGCAAGCCAAACAAGAAGCGGCTAAGGAACGAGAAGCTAGGGAAAATTTAGAAGCCCGTTTGCGGGAATATGAACAGAAGGCAAGCCCATTAGTAGTGGACGAACCTTTAGGTCAAGAACCCCAACCTTCACAGTTTCAGGATGCTTTTGAATACGCAAAAGCGTTGTCTGAATGGAATGTTGAAAAGGTGCTTGCAGAGCGTGACAGGGCGGAAGCTAGTCGCAGAGCTAACGAAGAGCGTAACAAGGTTATTAGTGCTTGGACGCAAAAAGTTGAGGCTGCAAAAGCAAAAATGCCAGATTTTGAGGAAATGGTTGCGAGTGCGGATGTAGCGGTAAACGATGCAGTCCGTGATGCGATTATTGAGAGCGATGTAGGGCCGGAGGTCTTATATCATCTTGCTCAAGATACTGAATACGCTCGAAAATTGGCTGCGATGCCAGTTGCAAAAGCACTTAAAGAGATTGGGAAATTGGAAGCACGTTTTGAGGTTAAAGACGAGCCAGAAGCGAAACCTGTTGCTAGACAGTCAAATGCACCTAGTCCTATTCGTCCGTTAAAAGCGTCTAGTTCTGCTGCTGATGTGCCGATTAACGCCAATGGCGAATTTCATGGAACATATCAGCAATGGAAAGAAGCGAGATTGGCGAAAAAGATTAGATAAACCAATTCTAATTTTAAGGAAATATCATGGCAAATAACTTGCTAACCATTAGTAAAATCACCAACGAAGCATTGATGGTGCTTGAGAACGAATTAACTTTTACATCAGAAGTTGATCGCAACTATGATGACCAATTCGCCGTTGTTGGCGCAAAGATTGGTAACACCGTTAACGTCCGCCGTCCTGGTCGCTTTATCGGCACCACGGGGCCTGCGCTTAATGTCGAGGACTTTAACGAATCAAGCGTGCCAGTAACTTTATCCACGCAATTCCATGTGGATACTCAATTTACCACGCAGGACTTGGCTCTGTCGCTGGATATGTTCTCGGATCGTGTGTTGAAGCCCGCTGTAGCGGCTATCGCCAACAAGATCGATCGTGATGGTCTAGTAATGGCTAAAAACAGCACCGCCAACATCGTTGGTACTGCTGGTACGCCCCCAACTGGTCTGATTACTTATCTGACTGCTGGTGCTTACCTTGATGCTGAAGGCGCACCACGTGATGGCCGTCGCTCATGTATCGTTGAGCCATTTACATCTGCAACTATCGTTGACAGTCTGAAAGGTCTGTTTATGCCTGCTGAGAAGATCAGCCGCCAATACGAAAAAGGCTTGATGGGTGTTGACTCGGCTGGTATGTCTTGGAAAATGGATCAGAACGTGGTCAGTCAGACGTTTGGTTCGTATTCTTCGGCTACTTTGTCAACCAACACAGCAACTTTCACAGGTTCGTTGACTTCTGGTTGGGCATCAACTTCGACTATCACGATTGCTTCGGCTTCTGCCGCTGCCGCTTTGAATCAAGGTGATGTGATTCAGATTGCTAACGTCTACGCAGTCAACCCACAAAACCGTCAGGCTTACGGCTCAAACAAGTTACGCAACTTTGTCGTGACTTCTGCTGTAACCATCGGTTCGGGTTCGTCAGCTTCGGTTACTGTTAGCCCTGCTATCATCACCGCTGGTCAATTCCAGAACGTATCGGTTAGCGCAACATCGTCAAGCGCAGTTGTAACTCCTTTCAACAACACGGGTACAGTATCTCCACAAAACATCGTAATGCATCGCAATGCATTTACGCTGGCTGTGGCTGACCTTGAGTTGCCAGAGGGTGTTCACTTCGCTGGTCGTGCGTCTGACAAAGAGATTGGTCTGTCAATGCGTGTGGTTCGCCAATACACCATCAACAACGATAGTATTCCTACTCGTCTTGATGTGTTGTACGGCTGGGCACCTCTGTATCCAGAACTGGCTTGCCGAGTCGCAGCCTAAATTTAGTGGGGGGTTCGCCCCCCATTTAATAAACTTTTTAAGGAAATTATCATGGCAAATCCAGGCCCAGCAAGTACCGTAAGTAACCATCCACAACAAGTATCAACCAATCAGGCTCTACGTCTGTTGGCTGTTGCTAAAGGCGTTAACATTAGCCAAGCGGGTGATTACGCACTTCCGGTTATCAACTCCACAACCTACGAACCAACGAACGTCATTGTGACGAACGCTTCTTCTGCTTTGTCAACCGCTGCTGCTGGTGTTTACACCGCAACGGGTGGTTCGACTGGCGGTGGTTCTGCTGTTGTAACTAGCGGCACTTTAACTTGTGCAGCTACGACTGGCGTTGAACAACTCAGCGTTAACGTCGGCACTTCGTTTACCGCACAAACTATGTACTTCAACGTAGCTACTGCCCAAGGTTCAGGCGTAACTGCTGACGTATACGTTTACGGTTACGACTTTAGCTAATAAGACTATCCCCCTTCGGGGGGATTTCTTTAAAGGAACAGATCATGCCTTCGACTACCATTGCTAGGGGTAATGCCCTACAGACTTTTTACGTTGGCGCAGTTTTGGCTAACGGTTCTAACACGCTGACAGCTAACACGACTACAGCAGTTACTTATACCGTACCTGGTATCCAAGCAACTGACTATATTCTTGTTCAAGGCGTTGTTGGTTCACAAACCGCTGGAGTAATTATCGCTGAAGCAGACGCAACTGCTGCTAACACGATTCAAATCCAGTATGGCAATTTAACTTCTAACGCTTCTTTGACACCAGCAAGCGGCACTTATGTAATTCAAGTTGTCCGTTCTGATGGGCCACTCCCAGCGTCGGCGGTGTAATCATGTCAAATACCAGCGTAATCCGTACCGCTGGTCAAACCTTTGCGTTGTCGGTTACTAACTCGGCACACGCATCGGTTACGATCAACGACACTACTAACGATCAGATTAACTTTGCTTCGTTTTTAAATACTGGCGCATCGCCTGTTGCTATCAAAGTGACAAACTATTCACCTGCTCCTGCTGCCGTATTTCCTACGGATGGCACGCCTGGTGACTTTGTTTTGTCACCTTTGATGACAACTCCGATAGTATTGGCTGTACCGACTAGTCCTTTTTACATGACTGCTATCAGTAATAGTGCAACTGCATCTATAATCTATGTAACACCGACTAACGATCAGTCGTAAGGAATTTTTTATGGCTAACCCAGCCTTGACTGTTGACCAAAACTTATTGCCTGTTCAGGCTTATTTCAATCTTGACGGGTCATTTAATACGTTCATCGGTCAAGGTCAGCCATTTTATGCAACATTTAACCCTGTTCAATCAGGGTTATCCATTACAAATAGCACAATTAATAGTACGACTATTGGTGCTATTACGCCTTCAACGGGTAACTTTACAAGTTTATCGACGGTTACAGGCACAATTACGACTGCACCTGTAAACGGTACAGATATTGTCAATAAAGCGTATGTTGATAGTGCTGCGCTAGGTCTTAGCTTTAAAAATCCCGCATTAGTAGCGACAACTGCGAACATTACGTTGTCCGGATTGCAGACAATTGACGGTATTTCTGTCCCTGCGGGTTCACGAGTTCTAGTAAAAAACCAGTCAAATACGCCTGATAATGGCATTTATGTCGCTGATTCGGGTGCTTGGTCACGTTCTAGTGATGCAGCGACTTGGAACGCCTTAGTATCAGCATTTTTGTTTGTAGAAGAAGGTACAGCAAACGCAGGTGGCGCATTTTATTGCCCTGTGTTGCCAGGTGGAACGCTTGGTGTCACGCCTGTTACTTGGAATTCATTTACATTTACTGCAATTTATACCGCAGGTACAGGTTTAACGCTATCTGGCGGCAACGTATTTAGCATTACCAATACAACTGTAACTGCTAACAGCTATGGTTCAGCATCAAGCGTACCGACTTTTACAGTTAACTCTCAAGGTCAATTAACTGCGGCAAGCAATACACCAATTGCTATTGGCGCATCGCAAATTACGTCTGGCACGCTTGCATCGTCGCTTATTTCTGGTTCTTACACCGGAATTACAGGCGTTGGCACGTTAACAGCAGGTACTTGGAACGCATCGGTTATTGGTTCTGCTTACGGTGGTTTAGGAGCATCGTCATTAACTGGTTATTTGTATGGAAATGGCGCAGGTGCAGCAACAGCATCGACAACCATTCCAACTACAGCACTAAGTGGTACGATTACTAACGCTCAATTAGCAAACAGCACGATTTCTGGCGTTTCGTTGGGCAGCAATTTATTTAGTTTGACGTTTGGTTCAGGCTTATCAGGATCAAACTATAACGGTTCTGGCGCAATAACCGTTACAAACAGCGCACCAATGGTTTATCCTAGTTCTGGCATCCCAAATAGCACAGGAACAGCGTGGGGAACATCGTATAGCACGTCTGGTTCAGGTTCGGTTGCTTTAACAACAGGTGCAACTTTTACCGCACCAATTCAAGCAACTTACGAAACATTTACTGCACAAGCAAGTAATCCGACAGCTAGCACAGGCGTTGTTTGGTACGATCAAAACAAAGATAGTTTGTCTTATTACAATGCGACAGGCTATGAAATCAACATTGGTCAGCAAGTCGATCAAGTTTGCTATAACAACACAGGTTCAACAATTCCGTCTGGAACTGCTGTTTATCTAAGTGGTGGAAGTTCGGGCAACTATCCTTATATTTCACCAGCAATTGCAACATCGCCAACAAATGCAAACATGATTGGCGTAACAGGTCAGTCAATTACTAATGGTTCAACTGGCGTTGTGGTCATTCTAGGTGGCATTTTTAGCTATAACACAACGGGAATGACTGCTGGGCAAACATTATATTTATCGCCTTCAACAGCAGGTGCATTGACAACAACGCAACCTAGCAGCCCATTTTATGCGGTTCGTGCGGGTTTTGTGATTGTTGGCGGTTCTTCAACTGGCATTATTTTCGTATCAGTACGAAATGTTTATACGCTTGGTTCTAATATTATTTCGCCAGTATCGCTGACAGCGTTTAGCACAAGTTCTAACGTAATGTCGCTTTATGGCTATAGTTCTAGCCAAATAGCAGATTTGTTTGATGTATATACATATTCTGGCGGCACAAAAGCATTTGCAATCAATAATGTTGGCGCAATTCTTTTAAGCAATTCTGCTGGAACGACTGGACAAGTTCTGACTAGCGCAGGTTCGGGTGCGATTCCGACTTGGACAACGCCTAGTTCTGGCGCAACGATTACAGACGATACGACTACTAACGCAACTCGTTATTTAGGCTTTACATCTGCCACTAGCGGTTCGCTATCAACGCTATATACCAGTTCTACCAAGCTGCAATACAACCCGTCAACAGGATTGCTAACTTCAACTGGATTTAGCGGTTCTGGTGCGTCATTAACGTCTTTAAACGCTTCTAATCTTTCGTCTGGTACTGTACCATCAGCGCAAATTTCAGGCTCTTATACGGGCATTACAGGCGTTGGAACGCTAACTGCGGGAACATGGAACGCTTCTACCATTGGCGTTGCTTATGGCGGCACAGGTGCTACGACATTAACTGGCATCTTAAAGGGTAATGGAACGTCAGCATTTACAGCGGCAACAGCAGGTACGGATTATGTTGCACCTGCGACAGCAACGACATTTATTGCTACGCAGACATTTAATGGAACATCTAGTACGTTAGCTGCGGTATTTCCTAACATCGCTGAAATGACAACAGTAAGCGCAACTGCGGCAACGGGTACGATTAACTACTATTTAAATAGCCAATCTGTGCTGTATTACACAAGTAATGCAAGTGCTAACTGGACGGTTAACTTTGCGTTCTCAAGCGGCACATCGTTGAATACCGCATTATCCACAGGTCAAAGTATGACGGCGGTATTTTTAGTAACGCAAGGTTCAACCGCTTATTACAACTCTGCCGTGACCATTGACGGTACGTCTGTAACACCTAAATGGCAGGGCGGTAGCGCACCGACATCGGGTAACGCAAGCGGTGTAGATGTTTATAGTTATACGATTATTAAAACGGGTTCTGCTGCTTATACTGTTTTAGCTTCTATCACTCAGTTTAAATAATATGCCAACAATTCAAACGATAGGTTCTGTAGCTGCTCGTTCGTATGGTTTTGGCGCAAAAGCACCTAAAGTGCCTTATTCTGCATCTTATCTTGTTGTTGCAGGCGGCGGAAGCGGAGGTTCCTACGGGGGGGGCGGAGGCGCAGGTGGTTTATTATCAGGAAGTTCAACATTAACGCCTAAAACAACTTATAACATTAGCGTTGGTGCTGGTGGAGCTGGAGGTTTAAGTTCAGGCGCAAACGGTTCAAACAGTTCGTTTGATGTAATTGCTGTGTCGGTTGGCGGTGGCGGTGGCTCTGCTGGTAGTACTGGTAGCAACGGCGGCTCTGGCGGTGGCGGTGGAACAGGTGTTAGTGGACCTGCTGGGGGAAGCGGAACATCTGGTCAGGGTTATGCTGGCGGTGCGGGCGCAAACAATTTTGGTGGTGCAGGTGGTGGCGGTGGAGGCGGTGCTGGTGGTGCTGGAGCAAGCGCAACATATTCTGGTTCTGCTGCTGGTAATGGCGGTTTAGGTCTTGCGTCATCCATAACAGGTTCATCTGTTTATTACGCTAGTGGTGGTGCTGGTGGTGCGTATTCTGGTAGCACAGCCGGTACAGCAAGTGCTGGCGGTGGTGGGAATGGTTCAAATAGTGTTGCTGGTGGAAACGGCACAGCCAACACAGGTGGCGGTGGTGGTGGCGGAGGTTATTTACAAAATGGCGGTAATGGTGGAACAGGTGTTGTAATTCTTTCTGTACCAACTGCAAGTGTAGGAACATATACAGGAACAACAACCGTTACGACTAGCGGAAGTAATACCATTATTCAATGGACTAGCGGTACTGGAACATATACGGCTTAATCATGTTTAACTGGAAAATCCTAGAAATGTACGCCACAGATGGAATTGTCCATGCTGTGAAATATAGCGTTGAATATGAAGGAATTACCACAGAAGGAACATGGTCACCAAAGGTAATTAACGCTAAAATACCATTTGAAAACCTTAATGAAGGTCTTGTGCGTGATTGGATTAAACAAGACTTAACAATTGATGGTGTAAACCTTGTTGAAAATAACTTAGCTAAACAGGCTGCGGGATTGCATAATAAAGTGCAAATACCGTGGCGTGCGCCTACTTTTACGCCATTTGGAGAATAAATAATGTCAGTAAATCTTTCCCCTCTAGCTGGCGCAGGTTGGCAATTTTTTGATAATAATGGCTTGCCGTTGGGTGCTGGCTTGCTTTATACCTATGCCGCAGGTACTTCTACACCACAAACAACATACACAACAAGTGCAGGTTCTGTTGCCAATTCAAACCCTATTGTTTTAGACGCATCGGGTAGAAGTTCTAACGAAATATGGCTAACAACAGGGCAATCATATAAGTTTGTATTACAAACGTCTGCTGCCGTACAAATTTGGTCATTTGATAATATTAGTGGCATCAATGATATTACTGTCGCAACAGCAACAAATTTAACAGTTTCTGGCACATTAACAGCTTCTGGAACAATTACTGGTAGCGGATTTACTAATTATTTTGCCGCACCACCCGCAATTGGCGGAACAACGCCGGCAAACGGTACGTTTACGAATTTGACAGCTACCGTCGCTTCAACGCTGCCGACTGCAGGTCAATTTGACAATAGCACTTCTGGCGCAACGACTGCGTTTGTGCAAAGTGCGTTAGGAAATTTATCATCTGTCACATTTATTGGCACAACCCAAACTTTAACAAATGCGGTAACAGGTTCATTAGTATATTGCACACCAACATCCAACATTATATTAACGCTACCGTTAGCAAATAACTTACCGACAGGCACTCAAATAAATTTTGTTAATATCAATCCATCAACCGTTCAGTTAGTTGCTAACGGTGCAAATGTTATTAACTTTATTGGTAATGGTGCATCTGTTAGTCCTTATTTATCAGTTAATGATACTGCTACGTTAATTTGGACGGGTAGTGTTTGGAATATTATCGGCGGCTCAATTGAATGGCAATATCAATCAGCACGATTTGGTGCAAGTTTAACGAGTAATGGTTATCAAAAATTACCGTCTGGTTTATATATGCAATGGGGGCAAGCCGTATCAAGCGGTACAAGTGCTGATAATGTTTCTGTTACTTATCCTACTGCGTTTCCAACTGGTACATTAAGAACATACGCAATACTTGCTGGTTCGCCTTCTAGCGGATCATTTTCTGTTGCAGCAGGTAGTTCTACAACATCAACAGCGGCATTTACAGCACTGTCAGGTGGATCAGCAGCTTCAGGCGTTACGATTAACTGGTTTGCCTTGGGGTATTAAATGACTCAACCAATTGACATTGTAAGCAGAGCATTAAAAGATATTGGTGCGCTTGAAGCAGGGGAAACACCTACGGCAGAAGCGGCACAAGATGCGTTTGATATGCTTAACGATATGATTGACCAATGGTCAAACGAAGATATGATGGTGTTTTATAAAAACGAAATCGTATTTCCGATTACCGCAGGTCAGACTCAGTACACGATTGGCCCAAACGGTCAAATTGGTGCGGTGGTCACAGGTTACATATTAGGCACGACTTTAACCATTACAGGTATTACATCTGGTGCAGTATCCACAGGGCAAACCCTAAGTGGTACTGGTATCACAAACGGCACAACTATTACTCAAATGTTGACGGGTGCGGGTAACAACGTAAACGAAGCAGGTACATACACCGTTAATATCTCGCAGACAGCGGGTACATCAAGTGTGCCAATCACGATAAATTTATACTATCAAAGACCGCTAACGATAAATTCTGCTTTTGTTCGCATCAATACAAACAGCAACGGTATTCCAATCGTAAACGGTGGGTTGGATTACCCTGTAGCGATATTAAATGTTGAAGATTACGAAATGATTGGGCTGAAAACGCTTAATGGGCCGTGGCCTAAAGCGTTGTATTATCAACCATCCGAAACGCTCGGCAACATTTATGTATGGCCTAATCCAGCACAAGGTGAAATGCACATATTTGCTGATAACATATTTAGCAGATATTCAACGCTATACGATTCAATCATATTGCCACAAGGTTATATAAATGCGCTTAGATGGTGTTTGGCAGAAAGACTAATGCCTATGTACGGTAAGAATCAAGCAACACAAATTGGATTGATTACTGGATTTGCTGCACAAGCAAAAAGTACAGTAAAGCGTACTAATATGCGTCCGGTTCAGGCTGCTAGATTTGCGGATGCGTTGTTGTCAAGCAGACAAAAAGACGCTGGTTGGATACTCTCGGGGGGTTTCTTCAGGTGATAAATTCCGCTAGTTTGTATAAGGACTAATATGCCTGATTTTGGTTTTGTTGGCCCATCTTACGAAGCACCGTCAATTTACCAAGATGCACAGGAATGTATCAATTTTTATCCAGAAATTGATTCGTTAAAAGCACCTGGTTCTAGGGGTGTGGTTGCTTTATATCCAACTCCAGGGCTAACACAACAGCTTCAACTTGCAAATGCGCCTGTGCGTGGCATGAGGGCATTATCTGGTGGCAATATTCTAATTGCTATCGTTGGCAATACCGTTTATTCAATCAATACGTCAATGGCGTATACGTCTGTTGGTACATTGACTACTTCAACAGGCGTTGTGACGATTACAGATAATATTGTTACGACTTCTGGATTGCTTGTATATATCGTGGATGGCCCAAACCGATACATGTTAGACGTATCTACAAATACATTTACAAAACTGCCTAGCACAGACGGTGCATGGCAAGGTGCAACGGTATGCGATACAGTTGATAATTACATTCTTTACAATCAACCAAACACGCAAAACTGGGGTGCGACTGATTTATCATCGGCATTATCAACCAATCAATATTTTGGTTCAAAAGATGGATCGCCTGATAATTTAATTACTTTGATTGCAGATCATCGTCAAGTTTATTTGTTAGGTGAAGTCACATCAGAAGTTTGGGTGGATGTTGGAAATACAATCACAGGGATTATTACATTTCCTTTTCAAAGAATTCAAGGCACATCAATGCAACACGGTTGTGCTGCGCCTTATTCTGTTGCCCGTTTTGCTGAACAATTTATGTTTGTTAGCAAAGACACAAGGGGTCAAGTCACAATTGGAATGATTCAAGGGTATCAATATCAAAGGTTATCAACTCACGCAGTAGAGCAAAGTTTAATAAATCAAACGGTATCGGATGCGATTGCTTATACCTATCGGATTGAAGGGCATGAATTTTACGTTGTCACTTTTCCAACTGCTGATATTACATGGGTTTATGATTTAGCTTCTGGAATGTGGCATAAATGGTTATCGGTAGATGCTCAGAACGTATTTCATCGTCATCGTTCTAATTGTTATGCTTTTTTTAACGGTATGAATTTAGTTGGCGATTATCAAAACGGAAAAATTTACAGTTTAGATAACAATGTATTTACTGATAACGGTACAGTTATTCGCAGATTAAGACGTGCGCCGCATTTGGTTTCGGATTTGCAAAGGCAATATTTTGATGAGTTGCAGATACAGTTTCAGCCTGGCGTTGGATTATCAACAGGCCAAGGCAATGATCCCCAAGCAATGTTACGCTGGTCTAACGATGGTGGCTCAACTTGGTCAAACGAGCATTGGGTAAGCATTGGAAAGATTGGCAGATATAAAAATCGTGCGATTTGGCGGCGTTTGGGTTGGTCAAGGGACAAAATCTTTGAAGTTGTTGTGACTGATCCTATAAAAGCTGTGATTGTATCTGCAAACCTAAAAGCATCGGTCGGGGATAACTGATGTCAATAAATACAAATATAAACATTCCTCAGAGTCCATTCCTTGACCCTTTGACAGGCAGACCTGCTCGGGAATGGTTAATTTGGTTACAAAACCCAAGCGTAATAAATTTCAATATTGCAAACGCTTTGCCTATTACATCAGGCGGAACAGGTATTCCAACTGCACCTAATAATGGTCAATTATTGATTGGTAATAATAAACAATATTCATTAGGATATATCTCCGGCGATTCAAGCATTGCCGTTGCTGATAACGCTGGTTCAATAGGATTGTCACTTAATAGCACAGGTGTGACTGCAGGACTTTATGGTTCTGGCACTACCATTCCTCAGTTTTCAGTCAATAATAAAGGGCAATTAACATTTGTTCAAAATGTTGCTTTTACAGGCTCGGTTTTTTATACCGCACCATTTAGTGGATCTGTCAGTCGATCTTCTACTTCTAAATGGTCTGACATTGTAAGTGTCAAAGATTTTGGCGCAACAGGAAATGGTACAACTGATGACACCACAGCAATTCAAAACGCAATCAATACTGGCAAAAAAGTTTACATCCCGTCTGGTACTTATTACATTACTCAACCGTTAACAATTAGTACCGCTGGTCAAATGATTGACGGAGATGGTCGCAACGAATCAATATTGAAAATTACATCAACATTTAATTTATCTGCTACTGGTGTAATTATTTTTTCTACTGGTGAGGAAGGGCCACAATTACAAAACTTTGGCATGGCGTTTACTCAACCAGATACATCAACACGCAGCTCTCTTACATCTTATCCAGTTGCAATCTACGCATATAGCACACCACGTTTTACCATTGCTAACTTAAAAATTACAAATGCATCCAACGGCATTAACATGACGGGAAATAGCGGCGGCGCATTTATTGATTTGTTAGAAATGTCTGCTTATGGAACAGGTATCGCCATTGATGGCTCATTAGACACAATTAGAATAAACAAATATCATTTTTATAATTTTGGCATGACTAACAATCAAGCCAGCATTTTTTATAGTTCTGGTACGTTGGCGATTAGTTGCGGTCGATGTGACGGTTTGTTAATGGATGAGTTTTTTAACATTAGCAATTTGGCGTTATATACATTTGCTGGTTCTAGTGGATCGCCGTGGGTTTATATCAACAATTCAGGCTTTGACACTTTTAATGGTATTCACCATACAAGCGGAAAATTAACGGTAAATAATAGTTATTTTACCAATCAAGATACGGGCGGGTTTTATAACCTTACACTTGAATCAGCTAACGGTTGGTCACAATTTAATAATTGTGCTTTTTTTGCCGGTAGTGGAAATGGCGCACCAATTATTTTATCTGCAACATCTGGTTTAGGTAATTATCAACGAGCAACTTTTACTAATTGCATTTGTGAAGGTACACCAAATGGTGCCTATTTTTATTTGTCAGGCATAGGTTCATATTTATCAATAGCAGATACTGTGTTTAGTGCAACAGGTAACAATGCTCGATTTGTATATACAGACGGTTTATCGGCTCAAAAACTTCATTTGGTAAACAACTATATTGATAGTCCGCCTAATTTGACGTATGCCAATGCAATGATTTATGTGTCAACAAACACAAGAGTTTACGCAACTGGCAATCGTATAAATGACAAAGGTTCTAATTCTGGGACGTTTATTCAAATTGTGACGGATAACTATAATTGGGTTTCGGGAAACATTTCACCTGGCTGGACAAACAGTTTTCCAAGTGGATCAACTGGATATTATTCAGGCAATTTAACATGAACATAATTGAACAAATTACCGAAAATGTACCTACTCGTGAACAAATCGAGAAGTTACAAGCTGAAATGACCAATATGCCTCAAGTAGAGGATATGGTTACAGAGCATTATTTCAATGGTGGAATGTATTGTAGAAAGCTATTTCGCAAAGCTGGTACGCTTATTGTAGGTAAAGTTCACAAGCAAGATCATTTATTTATTTGCGCTGCTGGTGAAATTATTGCTTGGTCAGAAAAGGGTATGAGAAAACTGCTCCCAGGCGATATAATCGAGAGTAAAGCGGGTACAAAAAGGGTTACTTTAGCATTAACTGATGCTATTGGAATAACAGTTCATAAAACGGATAAAACGGATTTAGACGAAATTGAAGCTGAATTAATTGAGCCTGATACTTTAGCTTTATATGATTCGGGCAATAAATTAAAACCCAAAGTTTTGGAGAATTAAAAATGTCATTTGTTGCAGCAGCGATTGGAATAGCGGGAGCTGGGGTGGCGGGTTCACTAATTAGTGCAGACGCATCTCAAAATGCGGCAAAAACTATTGCCAATGCTACTACGCAAGGTCAACAAATTATGCAGCAAAACCTGCAAAATTTGACTCCAAACTATACGCCTTACATAAACTTAGGGCAACAAGACGTTAGTACATTATCGTCAATGTTGCCTTCTTTAACACAACAATTTACTCCTGCTGATTTACAAAGCAATTTAGCACCAAACTATCAGTTTATGCTAAATCAAGGTTTGGGTGCAACCAACATGGCTGCAAATGTTGGGGGCGGTGGATCAACGCCTACAACGGCAGCGACACAATTTGCCGAAAATTATGCTGGAAATGCTTATCAAAATGCGTTTAATAACTTTCAGACGCAACAATCAAATATTTATAATAGATTGGCTGGAATCGCAAATATTGGTCAAAATTCGGTATCTGGATTGTCTAATTTGGCTACTGGTACTGCTTCTAATCTTACTAACTTAGGTGTTGCTGGCGCACAAGCTACTGCTGCCGGAACAGTTGGAACTGCTAACGCAATTACTTCTGGAGTTAATAGTTTAGCAAATGCGTATGCTTTACCAAGTATTGCTCAAGGACAACAAAATAATATAGCGCAATTACTTAATCAAAGTACAAATTTATCTAATCCTGTTGCTCAAGCATATCCAGTACAAAACTCAGGCCTAATCCAAGGTCAATTATTGCAATAAGGCAAAATCATGGCTGATTTCGGTATTAATCCTATTAATACAGCAATTCCTCTTGGTGTAAAACAACCAGAAGGAATGAAAATTTCCGATATGCTAAATTTAGCAGGAAAAGGTATAGAGTTACAAAAAGCGCAGCAAGAAAATCAGGATCGCAAAGCGATTCAAGGATTTATGTCTGATCCTAAAAACTATACAGACGAAAATGGCGATATTGATATTGATAAAGCGTCCAAAGTTTTGCCAACTATTGCTCCTTTAATGGGCATAGATCAAGTTAAAAAACTTACCGATTTATCAAAAAATCATACTGAAGCTGTAAAAGCCAAAATGGGGTTTGATTCAGAAGTTCGTAGTGTTGTTGGTGCTACATACAATGCACTTGCTAATGCTAACGAAACAAATCCAAAAGCATATACTCAAGCATTAGATAATTTAAAAACACAATTTCCTGATAATAAATATGTAAAAAAATATGTTGAAGCAGCTAAAGGCAATTTAAATAATGTTGATGATCCAAGCAAATTGCCTAGTATTGCAAAACAAACAGCAATGCAAATGTTGCCTACTACATCGCAAATGGGTCAAGTTTCGTTGGGTACTATTGGAGGTCAACAAGTAGCTATTGATCAAGCAAATGGTACATATCGTGCTATTAATCAATTAGGACAACCTGTTGGTTCGGCTCAACCATTGCCAAATCAAGGTACGCAACAAGCTGCTCCGGTTGCACCGCAACAAACGCAACAAGCTGCGCCGCAGCAAGCACCAATGATGCCTGAAGAAGTACACGCAAGCGCAAAAGAAAACTTGCCTTATCCAGTTCGTCAAGCTGGAACTAATTATCCTCAATTACCAAGTGAACAAAAAGATTTAGAGCAAGGTCAAACATATCGTGCAGGATTGACAGACAGACAAAGTACATTATCATCATCAAGAAGAAATATTGATGAAGTAATTGGGCAAGCACGAAAAATTGAAAATGAAGCAATAAAAATTAATTCATTAGGATTAAATTCCGCTTCAGGTTCTTTGGGTGCTATAAATAGAAAAATTGCTGATATAACTGGTGATCCAAAATATAAGCAATTAAGCAAAGATTTGGCTAATGCTCAAATTGCCAACATGAAAGCTACTGGTGGTTCAATGGATACTGTAGCTGGTCAACATTTAGCAAAACTGGCAAATGGAGATGAAACTTACCCGCCAGAAGTGTTGATTAACATTGCTGAACGCACAAAAGCGGAAATGACAAATATTGATATGCAAGCATCTGCAGCAAATAAATTTGCTCAAAAGTTTGGAGATAACAATATGAAAGCATTTCAGCAAATGTGGAATAAAAATGCTGATAGCAAAGTATTCCAAGCAATTGATATTGGACGAGATAGTAAGCTAACTGCTGAACAAAAGAAAAAAATGATTGATGATTTGATGGGTAATAATAGAGCAGATCGAAAATTGTTTGAGCGTAAATATCAAAACATTCTCAGGCTTTTAAACACAGGGACGCTGTAATGGATGAAATATCAGCATTGATTCTTGGCGAACCTGTAGAAAAACAAGAATCTACTGAGCCACGTCAGTATAAGTATGGTAATTTAGTGACCGATTCTTTGCTTGACGCTTTAAAAGACGTTGAAAGTTCTGGAAATCCATTAACTGTAAACAAACAATCCGGTGCAATGGGAGCATGGCAATTTACGCCTGAAACCGTTGCTAATTTGCATAAACAAGGGATTAAATTTAATCCTTTCGATGAAAAAGAATCTAGAGAAGCAGCAAGAC